GTATGCTGAGTTTAGCTCGTAAAGCACGTTACCGGATGCTGACTTCACAGAGAGTTCCATGGAATGTAGTCTTTCAGCCACGTGGGCGCACTGCTCGAAGAGGATGTACTGTGAGTATGATTCGGGGTAGGACATGTCCACACCAATCATGTCGCCCTTATCGTCTGACCCAACCCTTGTCTTCCATCTAATCCTGCATTCCTGCTGTAGTTTCTCAAGGCAAACTAAGAACAGCCTATCACGGAAGCTCTGGCAAGACAAAGCTAGAATCGTGGAGTTGTAATGAGGTATTCCTTGACACATATTGGAGTTGTTCCTGAAATATGGAACCCCATCAGCCAAGAACTTCTCCTTGGCTTCTTGCAGCCACACTTGTTCATGACGTTCTTTTGGGTGCTTCATCCATGCTTCAACAAGCTTTCTAGGGTACTCAATCATCTTGTTTGTGTGCTTGAGGAATATGAAGTACGCCAGATTTTGAACGTCGGGGAAGTCTGCAAGACTGTCTCTGTAGATCGCAGTGAAGATCGTAGGTATGAACTTCTGGGCCCAGGTTGTCATGTCATAAGAGTTCTTGATCATTTGGACAGGGGCCCCTTTTGGAAATTGCGCCAACACTTCTTCAAAATCTCCTCTCATCATGAGCCTTTTGTCCCGGCCCTTGGTAAGAATCTCGCGCTTATCTGACTTTGCTTGCAGTCTGCAAATCTCTTCAACTATGTTGAACAGGACCCTTGCTTTGATGTAGAGAATCATGATTTCACGAATTCCTCCTATTTGCCCCTTCTTGAAGATTTGGATCATTACATCAAACAACTGATTGTTGTCCCCAGAGAAAGCCATGGCAACCTCGAAAGCCTGGGTTAAATTCTCGTTGTCCACCATCTCTGCCACTAGCTCGACAGCTTTTGTCCTCACACCGACCTTCTCTGCAGCTCGCAAATCTTGTGTGTCCACCTTCTTGCAGATTTGTTTAACAGATGCCTTGAAAGTCGCAAATTCTGAAAGATTCCTTGACAAGATATCTTTGATCCGAGACTTGGTCTTCCATGAGTGATCGGGTGCCATGTTATCGACATGTTTGTCTTGCAGCGCCATTCCACAAAGGACAGCCTTCCTACTGTAGTAGTGGCTCTCTGGTTTTTGAGACACCGCATGGCTGTAGTCCTGATCGACTGTGGTGTTTCCAAACAAGTACCCCAACTTTTCTTCTCTCGATAGCCGAGACCTCATTTCAGAGACAAACAAAGTCTCCTCTTTCAAGATCTTGTTGAGAATCCCTAGCGAGTCTTGTGTGGGGTTTTGCCTGTCTTTGTTGTACATCATGCACCAGTAGATCTCATTGAGGTTGTAACTAATTGGCACTGGAGGGCCTAGTGTGAACAGCCTGGGCAGTTTGCCAATGACGCCTGTTGTCGTCTCGTCGTAAAACCCTGTGTGCTCGTCTCGGGTTGACTTCCCTAGTCTAATGAAGTCAGAGAGCGGCCTTGAGCAGATTTCGAAAGTGGCTGAAACAGCTCTCTGTAGCATGGTTGACTGTATGACAGACGCGACTCGAGAAGGGAATTTTGAGATTATCTTGTCGAGTTGCTTGTCACCAAGGGCCTTTATCCATAGATACCTGATAGTCTGGTTAGTGAGAGATGTGAGCTGTTTGTCTTCAAGGT